TCTGAAGCTCATTCTTGTTAAGATTGATATCAGTTACAAATAATCTTGCCATTTTCTATTCTCCTTTAGGATAGGTAAGCTATCCCACCAAATGGTTGAGCCATTGTTAGTGTTATTTTATTAATACTATTATAGTCTATGCCTGTTTCTACGATATCTCCTGCGCTGTTTTTAATAGTTACATTTGGGTAATATCCCATATTATGAACTATTTCAAGAGACCAATACGATACCTGGTCAATAACCTGCCCGATTGAGAATGAATATGTAAAAGTGCTTGTAGTTAAAAGAAAACTTGTTGATCCAACCCATGTCGAATCTGTTGGTTTTGGACCATAGAATCTTGTTGTTGCTTTGTCGTAATAAAAATCTCCTTCAAGGCCTAAATTTTCTGAAGGGACCCCATTACCATTTAATATTGATTTTCCTCTAGGTCCTTGAGGGCCAGGGGAAAGAATATTTACATTATTTACAGTTTCTTGAACTATTACAGAATTTACTTCTTCATTGACTACTATTATTTCGGACATTAAATAGTCACACTCCTACTAAGCGTCATATATCCCTCTAGTAATTTTATCTTATTGGCATTTGAGTCAGTGACCATAATGTCATAAGATGATTTAGGATAGAAAAGCTTGCTTGTTTGAGTTGGGGTCATCTTAACTGTTATCTTACCGTTAAGAGCATCTATTGTTATCCCGCCTGAAGGCGATGTAAGTGTAACAGCTAATTTTGATCCGCCTTTAGTATCACGGACCTGCATTTTAGCAGAAGCACCAGTAAGATTTATGGCAGCGCCATTATTATCTTTGTACTCTACTATAAAACTAAAAGTAGCATTTTGATCTACTTCAAAATTCTTTTGACCTGCCATTTGCTGTAACTCCTAAATAGGAATACTCCTGTACCTATTTTAGCACAGGAGTATTTCTAATTTACTATTAAGTTTTACTTATTCTGGAATCCAAATGACTTATCATTTGGATTAAGGGCCTTCAAAATTACTGGGGCAACTGCGGCTACGCCTGCTGCGATCAAATCCTTTGGATCTGTATTTCCAGTCATATAAAGTGCCATTGCAGCAGAGAGAAACGCTCTGCCGTATGTTCCTAATGCAGATAAAATCTGTTCTTGCATAGTTACTTTCCCATCTTTATTTAAATCAGCCTTGTCAAATTTCTTTGTGGCCATATTATCATCTCCTATCATGGCGGTGTGCCATGAGAATTTGGGAGTTACCCCAAAAACTATTGTATCATTAAGCCGAGATATCTACAATCTCGCAATTGCCATCTGATGTGCAAGCAAGCGTCTGAGTTCCAGAGGTTCCGTCTTCTGTCTCATAGAAAGATAGATCTTCCCAACGTATAGACTTAGGCATCTGAGCTACGAGGGCTTCGTACTCTTCCTTAGATACTTCCTGGTATGGAGCCTGACGATAGGTGTGATCTGAATGCGGCAGGAATGAAATACCAGAGACTTCATCAAAGTGCTTATACACCCAAGCTCCTACTTCCATCCATTCATCTTCTTTAACAGATACCGTAATTGATGGCTTGTGTTCACACCAAGCACGTTGGTAAACAAGCCAAGTATTTAAATGATCTAATGCTGTTAGGTGATCTCTAGTAATTGCACCTGCTGGAGCTTTTACTGGAAATGAAAAAACATAAGTATCATTTGGCTTCATAACATCATCTTCTACTGGAATGCCAACTTCTTTTAAGAATGTTGAAATTGGATCTCCCTTAGAACCACGAACTGTACGAATATAATATTCTGAATGCCATGGATGCATTCCTGAGCTAACCCCGACCAATTGAGAAACTGTACCAGAAGGTTTTACACATGTAATAGCTGCAGACTCAGGAATCCCAATTTTCCCAGCCTCTTCTGAATTGATTGTTCTTGCATATTCACGAAGGTTAACTAAAGTTTCTTCTAGTTTCTTCATATCCTGCTTTCCAGAAAAGAACTTGTGGCCAAACTGCCCTGTGAGTGAAACTCCAAGAAGTCGTTCTTCTTCTGTGTTGTCCTTCCAAATCTTACGAAGATATTTAAAGTCTGTAAGTGTTGATTGCCATGTTCCAAGGATAGTAGCTAGACGTACTTTATTTGCTACATCTTCTGACTTATCGTTTTCACGAATTACAACTTCGGAAAGGTTGCAAAATTGATAAGGACGCAAAATGATCTCAGAGCATGGATTTGTTCCGTAGTGAATTTCAGGGTCTCTACGTCCATATTTTGCTGCCTGCTTTTGAGCAGCGGCAACATTGTAAATACCACGTTCACCTGATTTTGAGTCATAGAGAGATTTCCATTCTGCAATAAACTGTTCCATCTCTGGCTTACGAGAGTAAGCAACAGAGTTATTTGATAATGCACGTTGTGAACTATTCTCCCACCAGTTTCCAGCCTTTGCTTGAGCCATCTCAATATCATTAATATTAGAAAGAGAAATCATTGCTGAGCGACGAACTCCACCAACTACAACAATCTCGCCGATCTTACACATAATGTCATGTGCTTCAATTGGCTTTAACTGACGTCCTGTTGCAGACTTAAACTTTGCAATTGTAAAATCAAAAAGATTGATAAGTGGTTGTGGTCCAGATGAACGTCCACCCATTGTCTTAAGACGTGCACCTGCTGGACGAAGCTTGCTTACGTCAATTGCAGGAATGTGTCCTGTCCAAAGTAAAGCAAGGAGTTCACGATAAGCCTTTGCCCAACCCTGCTTTGAATCTTCTACAACAATAACAGTATCTGACTTTTCAAGTGACTCTGGGACGGCAGGAAGCTTATTAACGTACTTGTATTCAACAGAGAATCCAACTCCAGTTCCACACATTAAGATATACATTGTTTCATCAAATGAACGTGGGTTGTCTACTGGAACAAACGAGCAGTTATACCCTGCAACGTGATCTCTATCTAATGCAGCTCCTGCAGTCATTACTGATCTCATTGATGGCATAACATTGCGATTGAATACTGCATCTTTTAGCTCTGCTACAATTTTTGCATCTGGCTTATAATTTTTATCTTTTTCTAGGTGTGCTAGCATAAAGTCAAAATATCGATCTACTGTTTCACCCCATGTTTCACGACGATTCTCTTCTGGAATCCATCTTGCATATCGAGATAATGCAATAAAGTTTTCGTATGGGTTTTCAATAGTTCTTGACATTTTTTAGTGACACCTTTTCTTCCGCCTAACGGATTGATTAATTTTGAATGAAGTCTAAGTGTATCAAACTTTTTTTCAGAGGTCTAGGGCTAAGAGAATTTTTTAAAGATAGGATCAAATGCATTATTGGTCAACCGATCCCAATTATATTCTTCGTGAATCTTAGTTGACTGAGCATAATAATATCCAGAGTACGCTTTAAAGTTATGAACAACATCTCTCATAACCTCAAGTAGATGTGTATAGTTTGGTTCGAACACTTTTCCTTCATGTGGAAAAGGCCAAGGGGAATCTATCAGTTCCGACTTAAGTTTTAGTGGACCTAAATAGTTTTCATAATGTGCCCAGCCACTTGTACAAATTGTTGGCATTCCAGTTGCTAAAGCTTGAAGCGGGATGAACCCAAAACCTTCTCCATAGCTTGGATAAACTAAAACATCATGGTTATGATAAAGTCTAACTAGTTCTTGATCAGTTAGCTCATCTGTTATTACTTTAACATTATTGTATATTCTATCTGGTAAACCTATAATGTTTCTATCTATTATATTATTATATACACGAGTAGTATTATTGTGATATGCCTTAATAGTTAAAGAATATCCTGGCTTATTTCCATATAGGCTTGTAAATGCATCTACTACCATTTGTCCCGCCTTTCTTGGGGCGGGTTCTCCAATATGTAAAAACTTTATAGTATCTGATTCTACTCTTCTTTTAGGAGTCCAGATATCTTGTATTCCATGTGGATAAACTTTTACATTCTTGTATCCATTATCTTCAAACACGTTTGCACACCAATTAGATGTTGTCCACATCTCATCTGTTGCATCAATCATTTCTTTCCATCTTAAAGGAATAGTCGTTGATTCCCAAGGGGTGTAGCCAATTTGATACTGGCCTCTGTGCATTTTAAAATGTTCAGGCTGTGCAAAGTTAAGCTGAACTGGAGATCTAGGATCCCCGTAGGGTACTTCATTTCCTAATCTTTTTAACGCTTCAACTATATTTAATCCAGCATAACCATAACCATTTGAACTCTTTAAGTTAATTGTTGGTGTAAAAAACGAAATTCTCATAATATCTTTCTGGTTGACTGACTTGACAGTAACTTAGCGAGAATGCTAAGATTATAGTTCGTTATCTCTAAAGGAGGAATGCCAATGGAGAATATAAAACAGCAGCTTAGCGATGTTGTACATCACTGGACTGCAATTGCAATGATAACATTATTTATGTTTTCAGTAAACCCCGCCCCAGCGGTTGCTCTAAATACAGAGCCAACGCCAAAGCAGGTAGCAATCAAAGTAGTAGAAGCAAAGAAAGAAACCTTAGCTAAATTCAGTAATACTGTATATAAGGGTTCTGATCAACTCACTGATCTACAGTTAAGAAAATTACTGCAGACAGTAGGGTTTACAGGTAAGGGCCTAAAAACAGCTTGGGCCATTGCCAAGCGGGAATCCTCAGGGAGACCTATGGCTTACAATGGAAACAGGAAAACTGGAGACAGTTCCTATGGAATTTTTCAGATCAACATGCTAGGAAATCTTGGCAACGTTCGTAAAGAAAAATTTAATCTACGGTCAAACGTGCTTTTGTTTGATCCAGTAATTAACGCAGAGATAACGTATCATATGACTAATGGCGGAGAAAATTGGTCAGCTTGGAAGGGTCTAACCCCAAGAGCACAGGAATGGCTGAAGCGATTCCCTAACGTCAGATCATAAAGGAAGAAATGAAGATACAATACGTATCTAAATATATATCCCTTTCAGGAGAGGGCCTTGTAGATAAATTGGAATGTCCAATTGACCAGGGCCCTCTTTTTTGTAATCAAAATTTAGAGGATGAAATTTATTTATATTGCCTACAGTGTGAATATACTAAAACTGTTGGGCTAAAGCTTTACGATACCATAGTGGATAAAGTTGAGGAAATAATAAATGACAAATAACTGTGAATGCGGAACATGCAACTGCGGTCCAAAATCTGGAATACCCGTAACGGATAATATGGGAAGAGAAATCTTCTGGGAAGATATAGGAAGAAAAGATGACTGATAATAATAGCCTTGAAGAAAATTTACCTATGGTTAGCTACATCATGCTTCATAGAATATATGACATGCTTAGCTTGATAGCCATGGAATTAGCAGGAGAAGAAAAAACATCTAGGATGGTACAGCACCATGAGAATGGTTATTTACTAGGACCCGCTCCTGCTTACACTCCAGATACAAATCAAGAAAACAGTTGACTTAAAATATAAGTTATCCTACAATTGATTTATGCAGGTAGAGTCACCACCATGACTCCCAGCATATTACATAGCAATATGTAAACACTACCCAATCGGATCCGCCTCTGATTGGGTTTTGTGTTTTTTATAAGATATATATAATTCGGACATTATGCCCATATAGTGCAATTAGTGCGAAAAAAGTGCTTCGGCGACAGTAGAGACCATTTTCAACATTACGAACCATTTGAAACATACCCCTAATAAAGCCTCTACGGGCCTTCTAAGCCCTGAATAGCCATCTTTGGACCCTCTGGGTCATAGGGCTCTTAAAAGGGCGGGAACGAATTATTTAGTCCATACAATCAGTATAAGAACAAATAGCCCAATAGCAAATTGAAGATCAGACATACCAGTCAGAGACTTTAAATTTCTCATCTTCTGTAAGTTCGAACAAAATCTCCATTAGAACCCTACAATCTGAATGTTTCCAAGTAAGATCACATATGCCTGTTTCCTTTGCGTTATAGCAAAGAGTTCTTAGCTTCTGATCAAGATATAGGACAAAGAAATTTATTGCCGCCGCCGATTGATCAATATCACTCATATAATAGTTTTTAGTTGCATACTTCTCAGTTGAGATATGTCGTGCAAGTTGATCAACAATTAGCCTATTCATATTATCCTAGTCGACTGCTTTTTATATATTACAGAATGTTAATAAAATATTTTTTTTGAATCTTATATAAGTATATCATTTATATGTTTTTTAATGATACTTCCAGATTTTTTTGCATACAAACCCTATACCCTTAAAAGTAAACTTTTAAGGAACCCCGAAATTGTCAGGTTATAAATCTGCAATTCATCGGTTGAACCATAGTGGCCTGTCGCTTATTTGACTACTTCCGTCATCATCGCACTTGGAGTTTAAACCCTTGATATTATCTCTGAAAACTGTCCAAGGATTAAATTATAACATCACAGATTTTCTTTGGTCAAGACTTTTCGCAAACTTTTTTATGATTCGTATAAGTCATATAGGCAAAGTTAGATCTTACTTGTAGCTCCGCCCCGCATTTTTCACATTTAACGATTCGCATATAGAACATAGTAGCATATAAGATCCTAGTCGACTAGTATTTAGTGTTCTTCTAAATAATTAATCATATTCTTAAGAACAGCTATATTGTCTTTAACTGCGCCAAGAGCAACGTTGCATTGAAAGCATAGAAGCTTTCTTACGCATTTGCTGCAAGCTTTCCCTTTTCCACAGCATGAATGATCATGATCTACACATAACCTTTTTCTACTTGACTCTGGTTTTTTACAAATAAAGCATACTCCACCCTGTTCTTCAAACATCCTAATATAGTCATCTGGGGTTAAATCAAATTTACTTAAATTATGTGATAGGCCCATGGACTTATAGCATTCCCTGCAATAACTTATTTTTTTACCGCCATTTTTTGGAAATGCCGTAAGAGGTTTAATTATTTCGCATTTTCTGCATTGCTTTGAGTTTTCATCCTTAAACATAGGCTTCATAGATCTTGGGTATTTTATCTTATGATAGGCAGACCTACATTCTTTACACCAATAGTCCTTGCCGTCCAGGGTTGCAGCATTAGTTGCAAATTCTGATAGGTCTCGTTTTGTTTCACATCTTGAGCATAGTTTCATATTAACATTTTATCATATTATTATTAAAAATGTTAACTTAGATTTTAATTTATGTTAACGGCTGACGATTTTGATCGATACACACATTTGAAATGTCCGATTTGTACAGATACCGCGACCATATACAGGGCTAATGTGATGAGCATCACAAACTATTTTTTCAATATGTCTGCAATGTCCGAATTGCGACTTGATAAATGTCAGACCCCCATGTCATAATAAAGATATAGAAAGTAACAAGGTGTTACTAGAAAGGAGTCTAGTTATATGACTCACTCAATTAAATTAGAATACTCAATAGAGTATGCTAACGGCAATAGAGGTAACACCTCTGGTATCCTCTTCAATACAGAAGAGCAGGCTTGGGGCTTCTTAGACCTTCAAGCGGAAAGAGGTACTATCCTAACCGCTAGTGTCTCTACAGTACCTACACCGCCTAAGCGTGTAGTATATGCAACTACTAGAAGTTGGGAGTAACTAAATGAATCTAGATGAATTCAAGGCTCATGTCTTGGCGACACGCCAAGCCTCTAAATTGCAGGCTATGTCAGCCCTATCTGCTACACTAACAACATCAACAACTAACGAAAGCGAGACTAACTAATGTCATACTCATTCGATACTAACACCGCCTCTAAGTGGGATACCATTCAAGAAGATGTTGCCGATATGTACCTTGAAGATATTGAAGATGAACAAGATGAGAATGGCGATATATTCGGATTCTCTAAGTCTATTGAATTAGACCACCTTACCGATGAACAATTAGAAGAATTAGCTACCATGTTAGGAATTAAATAAATGATTGTAACGATTAGAGAATGTATCGCTTGTGATTCACCTGTATATGGTGACTTTGATGAATTCGACATTGTGACATGTGAGGAGTGTTGGTAATGACTAGACTAATAACTACTATCGTGCAACTATCTATTGCTATCCCCGCCCTATATCTAGGGCGCATGGTATGGCGTGACATGCGGGATATGTGGCACGAATCATAACGGGATAACGGCGTGTCGGATCTCGGGCGTGTCGGATTCTCCCCACGAGGTCGGGCGTGTCGCCCCTATCTTTTGTGGGGGGTTATCCACAGGTTACGTAGGTTATCCACAACCCCTGGAATGTGGGGCGCATCACATGTGATTAACCTCACAATGTCCGATTTAATACGATTTTCGATTTGTAAATATCTTCCCGTTGTGGTAGATTACTCTATGTAATCAAACGAAAGGTGGTCTCACTCATGACCCTTGTTTTATCTCCGCTTCCGCTAACTAAAGTATTCTTGCGTTCAACACGCCAGTTTATATGTTGTGATGAATTGCAATATGCAATTTATTGTGATGAACACTTTTTATTTCAAGGGTGCGAATTCTGCACCGACTTTGATATTTCTTCAGAAAGGTGTTTCTGCGAATGATAACTATCAACTGTAAGTATTGCGCTACACCTGTAACTTCACAACACTTTGAGGTTGATGATGTAATCGCTTGCGACTCATGCTGGAATGAATTAGCAGAATTGGAAAATGCATAATGGAATACTATGATGACTACTACGAAAATCCTGCGCCTGTATATGCAGGTTGCTATTGCAAACTAAATTACCTATGTTCCGAATGTAAAGGGAGTTACAACTAATGAATACTGACATGCAACTACTTCAAGAAGTAAAAGCTATTTCTACAAAAATCCGTAATGGAAATCCTGATTCAGGAAATTCTTATTTGCTTGGATACTTGTGGGCAACACTCACACCTGAACAACAAGAAGAAACAAGAATTTCTTTTATTGAAGAATTTACTAAAATTTTAGAGGAGTGATAAATATGCATCTTCATGCATAAAAATGCATGTGGATCATAGCTGAGGCGAAATGTCCGATTTGTGCCCCCACACTTGTGGGGGGTTATCCACAGCCTTAAGACTGACCTGTGGAAAACCCTGAAAACTGGGGACGACACGCCCGAGATCCGTGTGAGATTAAACACATTAGCCACGCTCCATATATTGAGACTTACTTGCCAGTAATTAACACTATGTCGGTGCCCCATGCTACAATATCCGCATAACCTAAAGAAAGAGGCACCACATGTCCGCAAACGTCTACTCAGTCCAGTCCCTACTAGTGGGAACCACTTATCAGTCTCGCACCCTTACAGGTAAAATCGTTCATGCAGAACCGCACCCTAAGGCTGTATGGTATGACGGCGCAGAGGCTTACCTTGTAGAGGTGCGCCCTGAAATCGGTATCCGTAATCAGTATCGTACAGTTTGCGTGTCCACCAACTAAATGTCGGTGGCTCATGCTACAATTCTCTAACCACTTAACGAAAGGCAAACTATGAAACACAAAATCACTCTCTCATATGATTCAGCACCTATTCATTGGAGCATGGAGTATTCCGATGAATTACTAGCGCATAAAGAATTCGCAAAGATTGTAGATTGGGGATTCGCCGATGAATATGCAACCGCTAATCTTTATACACCTAGCGGAAAATGCTACACCAAAATTTTCTATCGTGAAGGTAGAAGGGTGGTAGAAAAGTAATGATGACCCGTAAAGATTACATTGCTACCGCAGAAATTCTAAACTATGCCAGCAATAAAATGCACCCTGCCTTATTCTCTAAGGTAGTAAATGACTTCGCAGAAATGTTTGCGAAAGATAACCCTCGGTTCGATGTTAGCCGATTCCATGAAGCCAGCAACTATACAGTAAAGGTAGGTTAATCATATGGGACGTAATATGTCATATGAACTTTCAGATACAGAACTATTTCCAGAATTGGAATTAGAGCAAGCGATTACTATTCAATTGCGTAGTAATCATTACCCACCCGTTCCATATTCTATGGTGCCAGTTTGCATCGAGGCTATCTATGCCTATAACGTTGGAGACTATCAACGTGAAATTTCATTGCCTGAAGGCGTGTTATGGCGTGGGCAAGAGACTGCACCTGCCGCCGCTATCATTGACTCACACCACTTAGATGCGTGGTGCGATAACGATGACGATTACTATGAGGAGGAAATTTAATGGACAATCTTTATTCAATCTTATCTGAATGGTATCCCGAAGGAGAATTTTCAGAATCAGAATTGTGGGATGCCATAGCTGAATCGCAAGGCGTTGACGTATCAGAAATAATGGATGGTGACTTAATTGAATATTTATAAAGAAGCAAAGTCATATGTCCAACGCATACAGGAGTTGCGTCGCAGTAATGCGGCGCAACCTGTACGCAATAAGAAAAAATATTCACGTAAACAAAAGTATAAAAATAAATATGACTGATATCATCGGTGCGATCATCGCAGTAGGAATTCTTTTAGGATTAATCTTACCAATCGCATTGTGTATATTTATGCTAATGCATGGATAAATATGCAGGGCCCGTACATATGTGTGGGGGCCAAATATGAGTTACGTCACATATTTAAAAACCCCTTGAATTTGCGGCGTGTCGATTTGTAAATGTCAGTGGGGTCTGTTATTATTCTCTTAAATCTAACGAAAGGCTCCAAATGTCACTTTTCACCGTCGCTTGCCTCAACTACGAAATTTGTGGTGATGAATCAACTTTTGATTCTGTTGAACAGTACGAAATCTATGGCGATGATTACATCTGCGCTGAATGCTATGCCGATGAAGAAATGACTTTCTTCGAAATTGCTGGCTGGGCAGATTCAGATGCTCTTGCATCTGCTGGTCACGGCAGCGATGAAGATTACTAAATAACACGGCGTGTCCCCTTGACAGGATCAAGGGGATGCCCCCAATTGTGTGGGGGCAAAACTTTAGTTACGTCAAGCTACGAAACACCCTGGAATTTGTGAGGTTTATCACATAGGCAAATGCGTAAATAGATTAGCAAATGTCAGTGGGTGATGGTAAAATACTCTCATCAACCAAACGAAAGGCAACAAATGACTAAAGTAGAACATGTCCTACGCTTCGTAACAGAAGTAGATGAAACTAATCCAACAGGTGCCCGTCTGCTCTCTCTTGATAAGTATGAACAAATTCAAATGCTAGAGGGTATGCTCAAAGAACTTATCGCTCCAGCAATTAAGCCTGCGCTTGACGAAATTAACGCAGGCGGTTCATGGGCTATCTTAAAACTAGCCTAATATATCATTGGCAGGGGGTATTGCCAAATGTCAGTACCCCCTGATACAATATCCACCTACAAGAAAGGAAGCAAAAATGACAGTAGATAACAAGACCTACAAGGTTGGCGATTTATTCACCACCCTTAAGTCACATAAGACAGGAGTAATCAAAGAGATTATTCCAAACGCATCTGGCTCGGTGCGTGTGTTGCTGGAAATGCCCAACAAGGAAACTCGTTGGACAACAGTAGTTGTCGGGGCATAACTAAATAATCGAAACAGGTGCAGTTTAGGGAGTGTCCTCGCACAATGTCGTAAGTAAGAACTCTCACCCTACGGGGTAAATGTCAGACCCTAATGCTATACTAATCCACCAACCAACGAAAAGGAAACCCATGTCAAGAAGCAAAGCAATCTCCGTTAAAATCGCAACACCAAAGGTAATCAAGGCACTAGAAGGCGCACTCGCTAAACTGGAACTTAACTACACATCACAAGAAGCCAACGAAGCAAAGTATCAGAAGGCTTATGAGAAGTACCGCAAGGAACTTAGCGACTACGCAATCGCCAACATCAAGAAGGCAGAAAACTTCCGTACTTCTTAT